TGGTATAGCGGGAGCCTAGTTCGAATATTTCACCACCCCCCGGTCGCACGCAACTTCCTACAGGTGTAGAAGAATTTTCTCTCTACTGTATTCTACTTAATTAATGTTTGAAGTCGCTTCTTCCTTACTTCATTCGTCTTGATCGTGTGATGCGAGTAACACAAGCACTGACCATTAGTACTATCATGTAGTGCACCACCATCACGTAGTTCCACTATGTGGTCAGCATACATACGGTGCTGTGGTGCTGCCCTACTGCACCTATGCCCATGGTGGTCATGGTACTCACACCTACCGTCTGCCCTACGTACCACTGCATCACGCCATGCCCTGTACTGGGGTGTGGTGTACGCATGGTCCTTGACCTTGGGGGGTAGGGGTGTGGTGGCAGTGGTGGTGGTACGTACCAGTGGGGGTAAGGTTCTTAGCTTGGGCATGGAAGCACCAGGGTATCAGTACGCTTGGCTAGGATCGGATACCCTGGCGTCCATAGCGAAACCCGCACCACAACCCCTTGCACTGCAGGTTTCCATAAACGCGCTGCACGGCACGGAATTCCCGATTTATGGGGAATTCTGCGGATAATCAGGCCGTTATGTGCAAGGGGTGATGTGATTTGTACATGATTTGCTAATGCGCCACAACGGGTAGTGGTTGAATATCCCTGCAGGGTAGCTCCACTGGTACTTGCTGGCCCATCAGGTTGAGCAACACCCAGACCCGTTCCCTGCTGCCCATGCCCTGATGCACGGCGAGCAATCCCTCGAAACTGCCGCGGATGACGCGCACATGCTGCCCTTTGCGCAATTGCGGGGGTGCGGGTAGCCGGATGAATCCGCCGGATTCCCGTTTGCGGATGCTGGTGATCGCGGCCTCGGGTAATTGCGCAGGCTGATCGCCGGACATCAGCACGCGCACCACATGGTCGGTCCAGCGTACGGGGTACCAGCGGTCGGCCGATCGAACGAACAGATAGCTTGGGAATAGCGGGCTGATGCGGCTGCGGTGCTTGATGCGCGGAATGTAGGTTTCGTATCTGGCGCGCATAAGTAGGACGCGCACGACGTGCTCGCGCTGGCTCTCGGTCTGGACGACCCACCAGGTCACCGCAATATTCCGTTGTTGCGCAGTTCCTCGCGCAGTTCGATCTGGTGACGCAGCAGCAGCTCGACGGCCTCGATCAGCCAGCGGTAGGTCGGCGTGAAGTTGACGAGGCCTGGCTTGCGCTCGAGCAGGTCGAGGATTTGCTGTTCGGTGGGGGTCATGTTGTGAAACCGCAATTAGGACAAACGAATTTTGGTTTCTTGCGCCATCCCAACTTCTCGGCTGCGGCGTTAGCTGACATTTCACCGGATCTAACCTTTGTTGCAAGATCCGCGTGTCCCTCGCGATCGAGACGGACAAGCCAATGCGCTCGGGTTCCATATTTTAAACCTTGTATTGCAAGGTTTTCTTTACCCTTCTTTGGCCGACCCTGCTTCCCAAGTTTCTGCGCCCAATCATAGGCAATGGGCTCGTCAGGTTTGAGTTGACGTAAGCCGTCGATTGCCCATGTGACTTGCTGCGGATCGAGTCCAAGCGCCTCATGCAGGTAGTTGTTGCGTGAACCGTAGCCGAGCCAATCTGCTTTTTCGGCATCATCAACGAAGAACAGCAGCATGCGACAGTCACGCGGAAGCACGCCGTTACAGAAACTCTTGCGTTCGGCGATCAGCTCTGGCCATTGCTCGCGCGGGATGTCGGTTGCTGGATCAGAGCAAACAGGCGGCCGGATGATTTTTACCGCAGCCACTTTGGCAAGCCTTCCAAGTTGTGTCCTAGCAGGATGCCGCGCTCTAAATTTTTCAACCATTCCCAGTGTCGATCGAGCGTTGCTTCGTCGGCATCTTTGACTGGTCCGAATGCTATCCTCTTTTGCGTGTTGATTCGCTTCTTGATGTCACCGGCCAATGTCCGCTCGATCGACATGTTCAGAGCGACCATACGCCGAATGACCAGACTGGCGATTTTGGAAACAGCAGCTTCGATCTGATCTTGTTTCTGAGCGAAGATAACCGACGCATTGTTAGAACGATTGAGATATTCCTGAATGCCACGCTCGACGATTACCGACACTTCTTCGTCTGTACGTGCTTCCGATGTTTGCGGTCTCGTTCTCTCGAATATCGCCTTGAACATTGGTTCGCTCCGAATTTCGAGCAGACGCATATCCGCAATGATCCATCCAAGTTTTTCCGGCAATTCTTCGTATGGCCCAGGTGTCGGTGGCTCCCTTGGTTTTGTTGGTTCATCGTCATCAGGAGGCTCGATATCATCATCGAATAAGAGTTCAACGCCGCGTCCAATGTAGCGAGCGTCTGCCATCGGGCTCGTGGTGTCGACGTTGACGTGTCCGATCTGGGGAAGATCTTTTGGCAAGAGCATCGGCCGACTTGCGCGACCGATGGTTTGTTTATTGGTGATTGTCTTGCGCGCTGGCGTTAAAAAGATGATCTCACTGACATCAACGGAATCCATTGCTTCGCCAACAAGGCCGACGTTGACAATTCCATCCAGCGTCCACATTCGTCGTCCAGTGAGTTTATCTTTTGGTGGACAGAACGAGGTGATGATCCTCTCATTTTCCTCCACCGTTCGACCATTAGGCCCGGTGCCAACCCAATCGACATTTAGATTTGCTGGCAACAATGCGCGCACCTGATCGACAACACATTTTGCATGCGAGCACGACATGGCCTGAATGAGGAATTGCGAACGGATGCCTTGCGCGCGCTTATCTATAATTCGATCGACCGGAAAGATGACAAGTGGCGAAATGTATTTTGGTGAGAACCGCATCTTACGTGCGGCCATGTATGCTTCGATCGCTTCTGGCGTTTCTGATCCTGCTTGCTGTGCTAGTTCTTCCGTGGTCAGGCGAATAACTTCACCGTCCACCGTTACAGCATCGATCGTGTAGTGGTAGGCGTGCAGTGATAGTTTTTTGATGTAGCCTGCTTCCGCAGCATTTCGATAAGTCTCAACAATCGTTGGCTTGGGAAATGCATCACGTCGATCATATCGACTTGCAGTCGCACTGGTTGCGAGCATGCGCGCGAAGCTGAGATTTCGAATTTGTTCAGTCCATCCAGCATCGTCGCCGTCATCTCCGACGCCGTAATGATGGTGTTCATCTACAAAGATGAACCACAGACCAGTTTGCAATAATGCTTTGACTGTTTCCCATGTATCTTTGCTGGCGACAAGAGATTGGATCGTGACAATGAATACGACGACAGAGCCATCTGAATGTGCCCGTAGAGCACGAACTTGATCTCTACCAACGACGATGGTTTGAGTCTTGATGCCGTAAGTCGCCAAGCAATCGGGTAAATCCTCGGCGAGCTGCTTCGCTTGCCCGCGTCGTTGAGCCACGACCAACATGCGATTGGATTGATTGAGTGCTCGCAAAATTGCCAAGGCTGAAGCGGCAGCGAGCGTCTTACCATAGCCGGTTGGCAGTTGAGCGACGACAACATTTTCGCCGGCTCGGAATGCTTCGACTATTTCTTTTTGTTTTGGGCGGAGGTTTTCGAATGATGGCAGTGCGGATGCACCGCTTGCAGATTGAACCATGACGTTGCTCCGTTTTGGCTAAACGGTTGCAGATGGTCGACCTCGAATTTCTCTCCGAGATCAAAACCGCAGAGGGCACATTTCCCATCTTGTCTAAGATAGCAAACGAGCCGTTGGTGTCGGCTTGCGAGCCGTCGCATGTTTGCGAAGGCTGAATAAACTTTTCCCAAACGTCAAGCAGAAAGCACAGCAATACCTAATGGCACATTATGCCACATACTGATACATAGCCACACAACTTAACACATCTATACCTCATCCTTGCCCTTTGCAGCGACGAGCGGCAGCGGCAGCAGGACGTTGTCGGATTTCGTCCTTGGCGGCGACCGATACTCGGTGCCTTGCACTGCGGCTGCTTCGCTTCCCTTACCAAGAGAAGTATCTTTAGGTGATTGTGAAGGTGGATGCATATGCAAAACTGATGCACTTGCACGCCGTTTGCTGTGCATTTGCAGGGCCGCGTCCTTGCGTTTATTGGTGATTTCGCCTGCGTTGTGTAACTCAGCCAAGACCCTATAGTGTGTACCATGGACTCGATGTCCCATTGAGTCCGTGTCCCACTGGAAATATGGCTCCAGCCGCTTGAAGACTTTGGGCCACTGGTCAGCCCGAATCCGCGCAATCCTAGAGGCGCGATCGTAGGGCACGCGCCCGTCATGCTTCCAGGCGTGGATAATCAAAAGCATATAGGCGCCAAATTCTTGCGCCGATAAATGCATGGTATCCGCGAGGAGATCGCCATTAAACAATGGCATCCATGGATATTTCATCGCATTCATATTTCCCGCATGTTGGTGCAGCGGAGCTGGAACCGGCGCAGGGCCATCTTGAGCAGCCAGCGGATGGCGCGGATCGGGTCACTGCCCGGCTTGGCCACCAGCGTCAGCATGAAGATGCGGTCGCGCTGATCGTCAGCGATGGCGACTGCTTCCTCGGCGCTCTTGATCAGACGTTCCCCAAGCTCACCCATCACGTTCTCGCCTGCGCTGGGCGACCGGCATCTCGTCCAGCGCCTGCTTGAGTTCCTGCCGCGCGGTCTCGTATGACTTGCGGTCGATGGCCGCGATCGCCGCCCTGATGGCGGTCTTGAGATCGCGCACCACCAGCGCGGTATCGATCAGCGCCTGCGCGTTGTGCTCGCCCTGCCGGATGGCGGCATTCAGTGCCGAGCGCAGTTGCCCCTCGGTCATGGCGGCGTCCACCCTTTGCCGCCGGCCGCCACCCGTTCGCGGATCACCGCATAGGCCTCGTCGATCGAGCGGCTGAAATCGTCGTTGCCGTCATAGCCGGCGTGATAGGCCTCACGCGCCCGGCGATTGCGTTCGGCACGCCTGTGCTCGGCCTGCAGCCGTTGCAGGAACAGCTCGTTGGCCTTGCGCAGCGAGCGGCGTTCGAGCTTGCTCTCCTGGTCGAGGTGCTCAACCATGGCGCTCCATATGCGCGTGGTTTTTGCCCCCTTATGGGATAAGGGGTTGCGGCCGCTTGAAAACTTCTGGCATTTCGGGAGCTAAGGTGGCGTTACCTTAACGCTAATGTCTGGTATCTGGCAAACTAATGGAACAATACCTATTGGCACATTTCGGTATGGAATAATACGAACCGCCATGTTGTAGCACCCCGAGGGTTCCTCCACACATCCTTTCCAGTTGTATTGCACCCTCCTTGACCGCAACTTATGCCCATTCCATCGGCATATCTTGCGGCAGGCGTGTTGACCTATACCGGCGGTTATCAACACAACTTCTGCGGTTCCCGGTAGATTTTTTTGACGCCCCGTTGCCGCATCGGCCTCATCGTGTAACGTGACAAGACGCTAGGCGAACATACCTATCAGCACATTGGCTTCACGTGAAACAAACCCTCATGCGGCGATGGGCCGACGCCACGCGCCACTACCGATGGGATGAGGCCGACGAACTATGGCGGCACCTGATGGAGCAATGGCTGACGCCAACGGTCGCCGACCAACAATACTGGAACACACTGCTCGATCGGCGAATGGCTGTGCTCGAGCGCAGGGAACAGCGCAGCACGATCAGCGATAACGAGTGGGACCAAAGGCATGAGGATGTGAATTCATGAATGTGCCCGCAAAGATGCCTGAGGCCGACGTGATGGAATCCGTCATTGCCAAGGGTGACCTTGCCAAGCTGACACCGGATGAGCGCGTCGACTACTACAAAGCAGTCTGCAAATCGCTGGGGCTGAATCCACTGACGCAGCCCTTTGTCTATATCACCTTAAACGGAAAGCTCGCGCTGTATCCGACGCGGACTTGTGCTGACCAACTTCGTAAAATTAATAGTGTGTCGCTGGAGATTGTTTCACGTCACATCGCCGACGACATTCTGACGGTTCATGTCAAGGCGCATACGCCAGACGGTCGCTCGGACGAGGACTTGGGTTCAGTTGCATTCCCGTCAATTTTGAAAGGCGAAGCGCGCGCCAATGCCGTGCTGAAGGCCGTCACCAAGGCAAAGCGCCGGACCACATTGAGCATCTGCGGCCTCGGCTGGCCCGACTATGAAACCGAAGTAGCAGACATCCCCGGTGCAAAGATCACCCAATCTGACGGCGCCGAGCTGGCACCCCCTTTCGACGCTGCAGATGCCGCCCCGCCCGCAGTCGGTAGCCCAGGCGGGGCGGCTGTTTCTCTTGAGGCCATGGCCCGCGAGGCGGCCAAGCACGGCGAGGAAGTCTTCAACGACTTCTACAAGCAGCGCACCGGGGAGGAAAAGGCTCGCATCACCAAAATCGGCGCGGAGCTTCGCCAGCAGATGAAACTTGTCGAAGCATATAAGCACGGCCAGCAGGCCAAGTCCGATGGCCATCAGCGCCGCGCGGTTCCGCCCGAATATCGCCATCCGAATATGAAGCGGGAGGAACTCGCCTGGATCGCCGGATGGGAGGGCGAACCGCTGCCGGAATTTTTCACCGAAGGAGAACAATGATGGCCGACCGACTCGCCGATTTAGTGCTCGGACTACAGCGGATGGCGGAAGGCGCCCGCGTCCGGGGCGATGACCTGCGCCACATGCAGGCGCAGGAAACCTACGATCACATCGCGTGGCTCGATCATCTGCTGAACATGGTTGGCAAGGTCAATTCCGTGCTGATGGAGGAGCGCAAGAAATTTCTGCCGGTCGAACGCGAGCGCGTGCATCAGTTGCCGCAGGAGGAGCCGATGCCACGCATCGTCAAGCAACCGCTGCCGGCGCACCTGCGGCCGAAGGAACAGGCCGCGGGATGACGAGATGCGGATCGCTGTTCGTTCTAGCCGGCGATCTGCGGGGCGGGTTCGGGCATTAGCACCCCTTGTGCTCGAATCCGCCGCCCAAGCCCGCCGCGCCCTGGAGCCAAAGCCATGACCGAGACAGATGCTTGGAGGCGCGATTGCATGAAATGGCGCGGGCGCGTGTTGACCGGGAAGTATTGTCATTGGTGCTACGACTGGGATGAATTGCCCGTCGATGAAACCTCCCCGGAGTGGCCGTGCTCTTGCGCACCGGCCCTGGAGCCAAAGCCATGACCGACATCGTCGAGCATGAAGCCACCCCTCGCGCAGAATTGGAGCGCCAGATCATGGACCCCAACATTCCCAAGAATGAACGGGAGTGGTGGGCCGCCGACGAGATCGAGCGACTGGGCGCTCTTGCCGCGATTGTCAGGGAACAGGGATTTGAGATCGAGCGACTGCAAGGGCACATGCGGTCCCTTGCAGATACAAGTGTAGCCCGTGACACAGCCGGTATCTTTCAAGGTCTGTGGCAAGGATCGGAGAAAGAGTGCGAGCAGCTGCAGGCCGAAATCGAGCGGCTGCGGGCGCTCGCATTAGCCTTCCTTGATTGCCAGACGGACGAGCACGCAGAGGCGCTGCGCCGCGCACTGGAGCCAAAGCCATGACCGACATTGTTGAACGGCTGCGCGCCGATGAGTGGACGGGGACCATTGCGGAGGAGGCCGCTGACGAGATCGAGCAACTGCGAGCTAATGAAGCCGCCGCGATTTTCAGCTTCCGCGAGACGAACGATATGGCCCTGGAAGAGATCAAGCAACTGCGCGAGCAATTGCGGGCCGTGCTTTTGCATGTTGCCGACGTGCGCGCCCAACGAAATGAGCAACAACCATGAACCCGACCAAATCACGCCGTGATGGGCGTTCGTTCGAAACCCGGCTGGCAAAGGCCAGGGAGATGAACGCGCAACCCCGACTGATGAGCATCCCCGAGGCCGCAGCCGAGCTTCGGGTCGGCCGGTCAAAAATGTGGGACTTGGTTTGGACCAAAGAGGTCGACAGCATTTTTGTAGGCCGCCAGCGCCGCGTTGTGACAGCATCGCTCGATCGATATATCAAGGCGCGGCAGGGCGACTAAGCCATGGGCGCGCTTCGGAACTGGTGGCGTCAGTTCCTGCTGCTGGTGTTCCGGCGACCGACGCCGGATGATCTTGTCATCCCTGTTACCGCGCCCAAGCTCTCAGCCCCGCCGTCTACACCACCGCCACCTCCCGCTGCTCCCAACATCGTGCCGCTGCTGGCGATGGACATTCCGCCGCCGCCTCATCCCAAGCAGAACCGGCACACGCGACGGTCATTGGATGCCCAGCGCCGCAAGTACGAGCGCGCCCGCATGCGCCACGACAAGTGGGTCGAGCCAGGTGGCCCACAGCCGATCAAAGAAGAGCGCGACGAACGGCTGCCGAATGAGGCTGAGCAAAAGGTTGAACCCGAGGTCGAAATTCTCGGACGCGGGGAGATCATCGATGACCCCAACGACCACATCATCGTCGATGAGTGGTTGGCCGGCGATGGCGAGCAGGTCTTGTACGAAGAGGCCGAGTTCTACGGCGAATTTAACTTCAGGGATACCATCCTCGACCAGCTCGACCGCTACTGGGTCTACATCGAGCGCATGAAGCGGCACGACCCGGACGCCTACGGGTTTTATCGGCAGCTCGGAGCAACGCTGGTGCCGTACATGGCCACGGGCTCGTATAGCGATAAGCCGCACGACATCGAAAAAATCAAGGACATCGACAGCTACAAGAACGAGATTCGGCTGTCGCCCTGGTTCAAGCGGACCTGGCCGGCATTCGGGTGCTGCGCCTTCGGCGTCAACCCGCGCGACGAAGCGGCCGAGATGGTGAAGCTTAAGAGCGGCTACTACCAAGCGCGCCCCAAATTCCTGTACTTCCGGCGGGTAAGGGACATGCCCTGGACGGTGCAACCAGTGAGGGGCGGCAAGCTCTACATGCTGACCGTCTGGTGGGACCGCGTCGAGAAATGCGAGCGCATCCGTTACAAGTGGGGTCGGCCGCAGGAATTCCCCGTCCAGATCAGCGACGACGGCGAGCGCATCAAAGTCCTCAAGACTCGCCGCGATGGCGACGGCGACAAGGTCCGCCCATGGTGGGACTGGCAGTTCCCCCACGAGTACAAAGAATGGTCGAAGCATTACGGCTTGGACGCGCAAACGCACCTCAGCCACGTCTTCACCGACGCGGTGCGGGACGTTGAAAGGTCCGCCTACTCCATGCTGCGCGTCGAGGTCACCAAGGGTGACCTGACGGCAGTGTTCGGGCTGAGCCCCCACCGCACGCCGTACTTCTTCCGAGACCGCGACATCCAATTGACTGAGAGCGGCAAGAAGCGCCGCATCTTCCACATGGTAAGGCCGTTCATCGACAGGAAGGGCGTGGCGCACCCGATGTCATTCCGCGGGGCGCGGGACTTCCGCTGGGCGGGCTATGATGTCCACATTAGCGTGCCCGGCCGCGATCACCTCGTACCGCTCGAAATTAACATTCCGTTAGCTGGGTACCGCGGGCGCATGTCCAAAGACGACATCCGAGAGCCGGAAGTCGCCAAGATCATAAAACAGAAGATGCACGAGGGATACAAATGACCCCCCGTGCCCATACCACCGGAAATCCTGCCCCCAGACTGACCCCGGCGATTTGGGCGGTTTAGCCCGCCCCTGGTAAGTCATTGATATATTGGCGCGCTCGGCAAGATTCGAACTTGCGACCCCCAGATTCGAAGTTATAAATTGACAATAAACTAACGGTATGGAATAAGACGGACCAACACGAACCCCAATGTTTATCGTGTTGTTTGGTGACAGGCCATATCGGGCAGTAATTTGGAAACTGACCCCAGACTGACCCCGGACCCTTTTAGCAAATTGCCCCTGACCCCAGAGTCTGGGGGTCAAAAAAATAGGGAAATCATTATGCACAAACTAATAATTGGCACTGCCGTCGCGGGAGTTGCGATCGTCACAATATCGGTATGGCAAAACCGATGCGACGAGAGCTGTAAGGTCAAAGAATTTCGACGGCAGATGGTTGAATGCATTCAACCAGACCCCCACGAGGCTACCAAGTGCTTTGAAAAAGTTACTGTCCAAATAGAACGAGCAATACAGGCCAAGGCCGGGGGCAAGTGATGCGCAAGGAACTGAAATGGACGCGCGAGAAGCACGGCTGGTGGTGCGCGCTTTTCGCAACAGGCGAGTATCGGATAGGCGGCCCAGTGGGCCGAGACTGGTATCTTTACTTGCCGGACGACACTTCCGAGGTTTTTTACACTAAACGCGACGCAATCGCGCGCGCACAAGAACACTACCAGACATGGAAAAACCCATAATGCGCAAAGACCTCACAGACCACTTCCTTCGAACTTTGAAGCCCCCGACGACGGGCCGCATCGAGGTCAACGACATCTCCTGCCGCAATCTGCAACTACGGCTGACGGCAGGTGGCGTTGCCACTTGGTCGTTGCGGTACTCATTCCGCGGCAAGATCAAGCGCGTGAAGCTCGGGAGCTATCCGAACGTCACACTCAAGCAAGCGAGAAAAAAGGCCGACGAACAGCGCGGCAAGATTGACGAAGGTCAAGACCCTGCCGTCGTCGCGCGACTAGCCAAGCAAGCGAAACTGAATGAAGCCCTCGATCGGCGCACCTTTGGCTACCTCGCAGAAAGATATTTGCGCGAGCACTCCAAGCGGCACAATCGCGCCAGCAGTTATGCGGAGAACGAGCGCAACCTTGAGAAACACCTTCTGCCGTACTGGGGCACTCAGCCGTTTGCCGACATCAAGCGGCCGGTCGTGATCGAGCGGCTTGAGCAGATCATCGGCGCCGGCCACCACTCGGCCGCGAACCGGGTGCATGCGCTGGTCAGCAAGATATTCAGCTTCGCCATCGAGGTCGGCCTGATGGAATCCCACCCGATCGCCGGCCTGAAAAAGCGCGGCAAGGAACACACCAAGGATCGCGTGCTGTCCGACGACGAGCTGCGGCTGTTCTGGGTCCACATCGTGCAGTCGCCGGTGTCGCCCACGACCGGCTTGGCGTTGCGGCTGGCGCTGCTCACCGGCATGCGCTCGTCCGAGGTTGCCGGACTGCGCCGGGACGAGCTGCACGACCTCGACGACAAGGCCGCCGCCGGCCTGGTGCTACCGCCGGGGCGGGTCAAGACCAAGCAGCAACTGGCGCTGCCCCTGCCCTCGCTCCTGCTCGATACCGTCAACGAGGCGCTGGCGCTGGTGCCCGATGGGTCAACGTTCGTGTTCCCGTCCTCGGTCGACGGCAGCTCGATCGAAGGCCATGCGCTGGGCACCGCGATGCGGCGCTTCGGCGACGCCCTCACCGATGGCGACGGCCCCGGCGCCAAGAGCTGGCGCAAGGAGTATCCGACGCCGCACGATCTGCGCCGCACCCTATGCACCCGGCTCGGCATGCTCGGCTGCGCCGATAGCCTGATCGAGCGCATCGCCAACCACACCCCGCAGAGCGTCAACCGCAAGCACTACAACATGCATCGCTATGACGCCGAGAAGCGGCAGGCGCTCGAGGCCTGGGCGCGGGAACTGCAGGCGATCGTCAGCGGCAAGAAGGCGGCCTCCAACGTTGTTCGGATCGGCCGCGCAGGTTAGAATGTTCCAGATATTCCGATTTGGCCTATGCCATTTTGGCATTCAAATAAGAAGGAATGGAAACGATTCAGCGCGCGAGCCACAAGGCGCTAATTCGATTGCTGATTGAGAAACGCCGAGCGTCGGGCATGCGCCAAAGCGATGTGGCGACAAAACTTGGCCGCACTCAATCCTGGCTTGCCAAGATCGAAAGCGGCCAGAGGCGGATTGATGTCTGTGAACTGTGCGACCTTGCCCGCGCCCTCAAGTTCAGCCCGCACAGGGTCGTCGCCAAGATCGCTAGAATAGCGAAACAAGAATGATGCACTTCGTGATTGCCGGCAGCAACCCACGCAACAGCTCGCCCACTGCCATCGGCAGCGGCTTGATACCGAGCAATGGATCAAACTGCTCGCGTCGGATTTGGTCGCGGCGCTTGAACAGGTCCAGCAACTCGCTCGCGCTCTTGGCCCGTTCCAGCCGCACCGAGGTATCACTCAGCGCCCGGCAGAGCTGAGGGGGCACCCCGTATTGGCCCGTGATCAGCCAGGTGGAATCGAGCTTGAGCGCAATAGCGATGGCGACGATGCGCTCGATCGTCAGCTCGCCGCGCTCCCATCGTTGCACCATCTGGAACGGGACGCCCAGCATGCGGCCGAGTTCGCCCTGAGTCATTCGTTGATCTTCGCGGACGTGCTTGATGCGGCGCCCGATATCAATGCAATAATCGCAACGCATTCCCATTCCAGTCGCCTCCCGTGGTCTTGGCCGGTTGAATTCCGGCAATACAGCACGCCACAGTATGGGACATGACGGCACGATGGCAACCCACCCGGATGCCATTTTGGAATATTATATTTTGAGCCAAGTTCCGTTATGGGACATAAAAAAACCCCGGCGGGAGGCCACCGAGGCTGCGGATCAGGGCTTCCGCGAAGAGCTAGAGTTTCATCTTCTCGACCGCCGCGACCGCCTGCTCGTAGTAGGCAACGGCCTTGGTGACGCCCTCCTTGAACCGCGGTCCCGGCGCCTGCTCTCCGGCCAGCGTGACGTTGTTCCAGATCGTGGCGACCCGCATCTGCAATGCATGGCGCAAGCCGGCCAGGATCACATCGCGGGTATCATCGGCGGCACTCATGGCGGCATCACGAATAATTCATGCGGCCGACTTTCAGCTTCCTGCAACTTGAACACTGGCGACTTCAGGTCGCTGCGCTTGCGCTCGTCCGGCGGCACGATGCACTGCGACAGGATTTCCCGCACATGCGCCTGCGACTCGAATATCGACTTCGTTAGCGCCTCGCGCTCGGTGAATGACTTCGATCCCTGCGCATAGAGAATGAACACCACGCCCGCGATGATCAGCGACTGCACCAGCAGCACCGGCTGACTGCCCAGTGCCGTGACGTAGCCACCGACCGCCTTGCCAGCTTCTTCGGTGACACCCATCACGACACCTCTTGACCATTGACGGTCACCCGCACCGGGCCGGCAAAGACGATGTCGACGAGGGCTTCCTCCTGCTCGGGCGGTGGCTCTGGCTCGGGTTCCGGCGACGGCCCTTCGGCAATCAGCTCCTCGACCTGTGCCAGGTAGTCGGCCGCCTCGGCGACCAGCTCGACCTCGCGCCGGTTGATCGGCCCCCAGTGCTTGCGCCGTGTGCGCAGGCCGATCGCCGCCGTCATCACGCAGAACGCGGGGCTATACTTCGCCATGAACTGGAACAGCGCGCCCTGCCCGGACCCGAAATTCTGCAGCCCGGCCGAGGTCGGCGTCAGCCCCTCGGAGAAGATCGGCAAGAAGCCGTTCGGATCGGCAAAGAATTCCTCGAGCAGCTTGCCCATGCTCGGGCTGGCGCTCTTCATGTTCCACGACATCTGGAACAGCCCGGCCTCGCATGTGTCCGATGTGGTGTTGGTCGCCGACACGTCGCGGCCTTCGTAATACTTGCCCGAACTTTCCCGCATGCCGAGGCCAATCATTAGGGCGAACAGCCCGCGCAGCGTATCGACGCCGGGCACGGAAACATTGATGCCGATCTTGGCAAACTCCGCGGCGTACCAGGCGAGCGCGTCCTCGTCGGCATCACCGGCCGCCTGCGCCATCTCGATCGCCGCCGGATCGCGCGCGACCCACCACGTCAGCGCCAGGGCATACGCTTGACCCATGCCGGCGATATAGCCTGACGGCGAGCGGCCGCGGTCTTCCCAGACGAACTTCTGGATCGGATGCGTGAGCGCCAGCTCGGTGATGGCGCGTTTTGTTTCCTCCGAGATGCCGTCGCTGCCGGTCTCCATGCGCAGCACCAGCGCGTCGATCTTCTCCCAGGTCATCGGCCCGACCTCGCCGTCGACCTCGAGGCCACAGGCACACTGGAAGCCCTTGACGCCGGCATCGGTCACCGCCCCGAACTCGCCGTCGGGCGGGATGCCGAGTGCCGCCTGCAGCATCTCGACATCAGGACCGCTGTCGCCCTTCTTAAGGTTTCGCCGCGGTGCCGGTGGCGGTGGGCCTTCCGCCTTCGGCCACATCAGCGCGACGACCTTGCTGATGGGATATTTTGATTGATTGATGGCGTCGCTCTGATTTCCGCCGCGGCACCAATACGAGGAGCCTTCTGTCCGCTCGTACAGTGTGACGTGGCCGCCGCCCTCGCGCTCCATCACCACCACGCAGCCCGGCCGCGGCGTCGTCAATTCATAGCCCCATGCGAGATCGTCCCAGGCCCGCGCCCACATCCATTTGTCGGTGTCGGTCTTGCCGAACACCGGCCGCACTCCGCCCATGGTCATCGCATAGGCCACAGCCAGCCCACACCACGGCGTCGCATCATGTTGATACAGCGCGCAATAGCTCGCCATGTCAGGATAGGTCTTGGCGATCTCGTCGCGCATGGCGAGGATTTTTGCATTGTCACCCGAGCCCGGCGTCTCCGTGAGGCCATTCATCGCCCGCATTACCAGGAGCCACTCGGGAGCCTCGGCCGCCATCACGTCACCTCGCGCAGGTCAGACCAGTTGTCCCAGCCGAGCCAGGACAGGAACGCCAGGATAGCGAGCGCACATAGCAGGATGATGATCCACGGCAGCACCTCGTAGTGTCGAGGCGTCATAGCGATGTGGAATAATTGACGTTGAGCGTGTCCCCGTTAACCACCGCCTTGTCGCCGGTGCTGAACGTGCCGGCCGACCATAGCGTCCCGCTGGTGTTGTCCTTGGTGGCGCTCGCGCCACTGCCGTAGCAGAGGAATGCACCCTTGACGGTCCCAGTGCTGGTGATGGCGAACGACAGCGCCGCCGACAGCGCCTTGGCCCCAGAAGCCGCAGCCGACCAGGCCGCAGTCTTGCGATTGCCGGTATAGGTCGGTGCGTTGGCACCGCCGCCCTCGAGCCAGCCCGCATGCGAGGCCATGGTGTCGCCCGCAGCAACCGCCGAATACGAGGTCGAGGAGATCAGACCCATGTAAGGCCCAGTCACGGTATAGGCCGAGCCCGCGAGGAAGGTGTCGAGCGCCAGGTTCTTGCCGACCGTCGCCACCACATTCTCGATGGTGTCGCGCCACTTGAGTTTGCCATCGGCGCCGATGCATTCGACCTCGTAGCGGCCGTGTGCCTCGGCACGCTCGCCGATCCCGCTGCCCCGGATCACGCATGCATCATTGCTCTCGCGCGCCTGTGCGCGTTCATCAGTCATGGTTTTTCCTTTCGTCGTGTCAGGCTGGCCAGCCTGACGTGAATCCTGATGGGACTGTTCCAGCAAACGCCGATGCGCCGAAATTGGCAGTAAAAGCATTACCAGCGGCGCCAGCAGAGCCACCGAAAATGCAAACCGGAACCATGGTCCCGGCTGGGATTACAATCCCGCCAGTGTTTGTCGCCGGATTGGCGGTGCCACTGTTGTTCCAATTGTTGGCGCCACGACGAAACCAGATTCGAAGATTATCGAGATCAACCGCCACGCTAACGACTTGTCCGACCGCCGAATAAGTTCCGATCGTTATGCCGGTATTAGTACCGTTGGCCCAGAGGTTACCAGAATTGCGGATCGAAGTGTTACCGACCACGGCTGCGGCCGCGAGATTCCCGAGACTTGGGTAAGTCGAAGTCGTCGTGCAAATGCCGACAGCTATGTTTCCGCCGGTCCCAGACACCGTAGTCGTTATCTCGAAATAATATTTGCCGCTGGTTTTCCCGCTGCTACTGGCAACACGCACACCCTGATCGGCCGATGTCGTGCCGGTATTGGTTGCAACAAGATTGCCGCCCGAAAGCGTAACAGCGGTAGCTGTGGCAGCATCCCATGTTGTTGGCGCTGCGGCCGCCGTGGCAGATTGCGTATCGCTAGCGGTTATTGCCTCATTGATCGCAGAACTGTAGGTAAGGCCGGCCTCGGCGAGGGCATCGGCATTCGCGGCCTCGAGCATGATCTCGCCGAGGTAAGCATTGACGTTGTCACCAACCGAAGCCGGGTCATCGACCAGCGTGGCGAAAACCACATTCCCCGTAGCAATTGCGTCGACTGCCGTCACTGCTTCGGTGATCGCGGCCGCAATCCCGCTACGCGCTGGGCGAAGGCTGACGTTACAGACCAGCATTCAAGCAGTGCTTTCCTCGCTCAAGCCAAACTGGGGTCCGGCAAATATTTGGCGATCTTTGCGGTCGGAATGAATTGGCCCGATGGTATCTTTTCAAATTCCCCCGTTGTTGACTCCTGGGCACCGGTCGTTCCGGTGTTATATCCCTGTTGCCATTTATTGGTGCCATGAAATTGGATATCCGGCCTTCGGCCCATCAGTTCTTCCGCCTTTATAGGCTTGACGGGTTTGCCATTGGCGTCGACGAAGGCGCGCCGGTTTATCACGTTTTCCGTATCCAGGGAGATGCCTCCCCACATCTGGAATTCGGCCATTTCACAATGATAAATCGTATCGACATATTCAGCACTTGCCGGCAACCCTACCGGGCCGCCGTTCATCGGGATCGGTGATGCCTCCCAATGATATGCCGGGTCCACGTTCCCGCCGGTAACGAATGGATTAGGCGGGGTCGGCGAGTAGGCCACAACCGCACGCTCCGCGGTCTGGGGAATGATCCCGTTATCATCCTGTGGCACCCAACCTATCGTCGGCTGGTCGAAACCAATGCTATTTCCAATGTTGTCTTTCCCTTTCTTGTTCTCGTCATCGAACGCATAGCAACATTTGCAATAGCTCTTGATCGTGGCGTTCCGCACCTCTTCTTCCGTCTCAGAGCCTGCGCCCGGCGCCACAAGCGCCACCACGTTAACCGATCCAGTAAAATCAAATGACACCAGGAGATGATGCCATTTGTCAGGTTCGACGTTGAATTTCGGGCTGATCAAAAACCATTCCGGTTGTCCGGTGCGAATGAAGGAAACGTCCCGAACAGTCATGTATTGCTGAAATGGCCCGCCCTCACTGACTTGTGCCCAATGAACGTCGGTCGCCTCGAACGCCATTCCCTGTACCTCTGCCCGCGTTTCTGTTTGAAACGCTATTTTAAGAGTGACACCGTCGATACCGCTGGCAGCATCGCGAACCTCAAGACCGAGATGGGAAGGCTCGCAGGGAGAATCGTCCTTGGTTACAACATCGTTTGTCACCGCCTGCAACACAGCGCCGCCTTCTGTCTGGGTCCAGACATGGCCAACCGTGCCGTAAGTATGCGCCATCACCTTGCGGCCAAACGTAACCAATGGAATTGTACTTTTGAAAATATCTGGCCCGAATGCAAAGTTACCAAAGTCCGGCGTCTGATAGCCCGCGCCATATGTCCGCGCCGCCTCAACCGCATCTTCTGAAAAACGAAACCATAACGAAATTGTGCCTTTGCTGAAATCGGCCATGTTGATGGCCGGCAGACTGAGATAGCTCATTGTCTTGCGGCCCGTACCACCGACGCATCTTCGTTCAGCCCTGGCGCATCTTCAGCCTTGTTGCCGAATTCTACCGCGAGCCCGCTCTCCCAATGCACATTTATGATCTGCGTCAGGAAATCGAGGCCAAGCGCGTCCGCTAAATCCGCCATCAGATATCCGTGCGAATGAACGGCAGCGTCACCGACAGGCCCGCCGGCTCCGCATTGTCGGATTGCGTGACCCGCAGCGCATAGCGAGAGCCCGCGGCATAACCTACCGGCAGCGGAATGTTGAACTCGCCGACCTGCCCGCCGCTGGTATCGATATCGCCGCCGGCGGGAAACGTGATGGTGCCGACCTCGGTCCCGTTCCACTCGATCGACAGGATGACATCGGTGGCACCGGGCGCATCGTTGCCAACATCGAGATAGGCATAGGCACCCTCGTCGCCCGAGCCAATCATCATTGAACGATTTGCAATGCCCTGGAACAGCAGCTCGTCGGCACTGCGCTGGATGCTGCCGGGCACGAAGATCGCGGCGTCGTAGTTCACATCGCGCAGCGGCATCCACAACTGATAGAGCGGATTTAGATCGGTGCTCTCGTCCGTTGCATTCGGATTGAAGGTTGCCGGTGCCGGTGGCGTGGTGTGATCCTCGAGCACCTGGAACACGCCGATGCCTGGTGCCGTGATGATGTTGGCGCGAGAATAGAACGTATCGTTGAGCCAGTTGCCGGCATATTCGAGGGTCGCAACCGGCAGCGGAATGACCTGCGACGAACCATCGGTAAAATGGAACGTCATGGAATTGCTGGTATAGGTCACCGTGTCGATGCGCTTGCCCTCGGCCACATCGGCCGAGAGGTCGACGATGCGCTGATCGACATCGTAGAAGTTGCCGTCAACCTGCGCCGCACTGTTCGGCGCGCCGGTGCCGCCGCCCCACGGGCCGGTGGTGACGAAAACGATGGTCATGCGCTCTCTGCCTTCTTTATGATGTTCTTTTTCTTGATCTTAATGTTATCTTTTTCTTTGACAGGCTCGTACCTATAGTTCTCGATCAGATCATCGCCGGTGTAGCCCCTATCTGCCGTCGTTTTCACCACATCGTCACCATTGAAACCGGTAAAAGGCGTCCCCCCGCCGGGGCGGGCACCCACCTTCATCTTGATTTTGTTCGCGACTTCGATATCAACAAAGTTCTCCTCGTTGATGGTCCCGTCGTCGTTCTTTTGATGGACCCGCGCCTGGTCAACCGTGCGCTCGATTTCCTTCGGATTGTGTGTTGATCCGCTTACGCTTTTATTTTCCGTGACGGCGATGATGCCGCCGCCACCGCCGCCGATCGTGCATTTGCCCTTCTCGGGGTCATCCTCAGGCGGCAGTGATCGTGTCGGCACCGGCCGGATGTTGGGGAAGACGACCGGCCGGACGATGGTTTCGAAGCCTGGCATTATGCCGCCTCCAGATCATAACCGGTTGGGATTTTCAGATCGGTGACCTGCAACTCGTAATCGCTTTCGAATTCCCTGGTCATGCTCTTGAGTTTGAAGATCAGTTTGGTTTCGACCTGCTTCAATGCGGCACCGACAAGCTCTGAGGTCGTCTCGTAGTATTTCTGCAGCTCCTCCTCGTCCGCGGCCGGTGTTCTCGGCAGGGTGTGGCCGAGGGTCGCCTGCAAGATGTAGGACTGCTGATCCCGCGGCGGGTTCTCGACGACAAGTGGGATGTCGATCACATCCTCTGCTCTGAGCGCCGACAAGAAGTCGATGCCATCGTCATTCGGTGCTGCCTCTGGCGGCTGATAACCGACCGAGGTATCGCCTTCATCAAACAGTACCACTCGATCATTGAACTGCTGGTAGTCGGTGCCGACATAATCGATGCTGCAATAGGTCGGCGTTCCCGCCAGCTCTACCTGCGAGCCGCCGTAGCCGATGGTGCAGCCGATGCGGACCTCGCATTGAACCCGCCCATCCGAGCCGTCGAGGGCGATCGAATAGCCGATGATCTTGCCGACGGCCTCGCCGACCCGCGGCTCGATCAGGGATACATTCTTGCGCAGAGTGATTTCAGGCATGCGCGCGAGCTTTGGCGCAAATGCGATCTCTACCACCCGTGCGCGCTTCATCAGGTGCGCCCGCGCCAACGCGATCAGATGCTCGATGCTTTGATTGCCGCGTTCAGTGGCGATGTAGGACCGCCGCCGCGGATCGCCGATCGGGGCCTCGCCGTCGATCGCCTCAGTGAGATTGACCGAGCGGACATCATCGATCCGCATGGCCTCGCCGTCTTCGGGATCGGTCAGGATCGGCTGCACGTCAGCGATCAAAGAGAACGACACCAGCTCGGTGCATTGCCGTTCCGCCTTGTAGCCCGCCACCAGCGTCGGCGTGATGTGATGCAGCGGCAGAACGGAAGCAGTGGATGAGAAATTGCTGCTGTATCCTGTGGCGTCGCCATCCTCATTGTAGCTGACATTCCACTCGTCCTTGATGTCGTATCCCACCACCATGCTGCCTGGCGGAATTGCAAAACTATTCCGCGAATGCGTTGAGGTTGCCTGGATGGTTTGTCCGTCCCCCGTTTCAACTTCGAGCGTTGCGCTTTCTGTCCATTGCCGAAGCGTCAGGTCATAGTTCTCGTAGCATCTGCCCTCCGCAACTTCCCAGCCGTCGCCGATGCCAGTTTTGTTCTTCGGCCAACTGTCGGCCGTCAATGTGTACGATGCAATCGAACCGGCCTGACCCTCTGTGGCAAACTGCGCAATGCCAATGATATAGCTGGTCAGATCGACGGTGCCGACGGCTTGCTGGGTCCAGGTGAACTCGGCACTGACATCGACGCGCGTCAACGGCCCAGTTGTAAGCGTCAGGCCGAGCCCGTCGTACAATATCTTTCCGGTTTCGCTTGCGCCGTCGAACTCGACCAGACCATCCTCGCCGGTGATCTCGTCGGAGACCGTGAGCACATGGGTCTCGCGATCGTAATGCCATATCTTGGTGTAACCCTCGAGCACGACATCGGGGTCTTTGCGTCGTTCCTTGTCGAGCACCACCGGATCATAGTACGGCAGCACGCGTAGCGTTTCGGCCAGGGCTTCCTTCTGCGCCACGACATCGAATGGCCGCGCTACGAACACCAGCGTCACCAGCTCCTCGAAAATGCTGGTCGGGATGCCGACGAGCCGACCACGGAATTTGACCAGAGCCGGGCCGCAGTCGAGCGCAAACCAGCACCATATCTTGCGACCGGGACCGAGCAGCCCGACCATGGCACCGGCCTCATTGACCGGGCGGCGCACGACAGCAGTCAAGGTTGCCGGATCGCCTTCCTCCTGCGCCAGCGTGAACGAGAACACCGCCTCGTCCCAGCGCATATGCTCGGCGCCGAACGTCGTCTCGCCGGCATCAATCCAGGCAAAATAGGGAAGACCGGCCGGCATTTATGGCGTCCGTTGTTCGGCCTCGAGCTGCCAGGCCACCTCGGCCGCCCATTCATCCCGCGAGGTGTTCCACGTGGTGACCTTGGCCAAGATGATCAATTGACCATCACTTTGATTGCCGGCGCCGAGGCCACCAATGCACGTGATGGTGACATCCTGGCCGGGCCACACATCGGTCAGTTCAGGCGCCTCGTGATCGGTGCAGGTCACCGTCACCTTGTATTGGCGGAACTGTGCGACCGAGATGTCGGCCAAGTCGCCGCGACAATCGCGGGCCACGTTCTTTGACTGCTCGATTGGCTCAAGCGTCATCGTTATGCCGCGCACGGCATACTGTGAGAAGTCGATGCCATCGATCGATAGCAGCGTATAGGCAGGCATCAGGAATACCGGCTCGGCTTGCGGCCACCCGAGCGGACCTGCGCCAGCGCGGCCGCCTTGCGCAGTTCATCGACTGCGCCGGACGACGCACGCAGGCCGGTGATGTCAGGCAGGCCGGGAAACTGGATCGTGACGTTGCTCATGCCGCCGGCTAGGCCGCCCGTAGCGAATGCGGGGATTGCCCGCGGGACCATGCCACCAAGTGCAAACCGCCCCATACCGTCGAGCACCCGGCTGAGGTTGCCGCCCGAGCGCCGCAGCGCTTCGAGGAAGGCCAGCACGCCGGGTTGCCGCACCGCCCGTGCCGGCATGATGTGCTCGCCACGCGACAGCCAGGCGAGGTTGCTGTCCGAGGTACCGGTGCCACGACCGCCCATTAGTCCACCGGCGGCAAAAGGCCACCCGCTTTGGGGAAAGTTTCGGCCTGATGACACGCCCGTCCCTTTCCCCTGTGATGACTTCAAGAGTGCGTCCCAGAATATATTAATACTGTCTTCGATCTCTTTCGAATGTTGCGCGCAGTCGGCGTTCCCTTTGCTGACTTTCTGGTCGACTGCACGGATTGCACTGTTGTTTGCTTTACCCAACGCTACCATTTGCTTAATGCCATCGCCCCAACCACTAAAAGGCCACCCCCCTTGGGGAAAGTTTGGCCCGCTGCTTAGCCCGCCTTCCTGAAAGCCCGGTATTCGTCCCGACCGCCGCAATGCTTCGAGGAATGCAAGCACACCGGGTCGCCGGACTGCGCTTGCCGGCATCACGTATTCGCCGCGCGACAGCCAGGCGAGGTTGCTGTCGGACGTGCCGGTACCACGGCCACCGAGCAGCCCGCCGCCGGCCTTGGCGGGTGCCCTCAACAAATCCTCCAGGCTCTTTATGGCATTGCGCATGCCGTTTTGAATGCCCAGCAAACTTTGATCCATGGCTGTCCCTGCAGCGAGGATGGATTGTGAAAGATTGTACATTGTTGTCAGGTTCGATTTGTTGGCGGCATCCATCGCGTCGAAGGCCCGGATGAATGCTCCCGCGAGCGGGGAACTACCAGCACCCCCGACCGATCCGCCCGCGGCATAGCCCGGTATTCGTCCCGACCGCCGCAGCGCTTCCAGAAACGATGCGACGCCTGGCTGCGCCACCACCCGCGCCGGCATGATGTATTCGCCACGCGACAGCCAGGCCAAGTTGCTATCGGAAGTGCCGGTGCCACGGCCGCCGAGCAGACCGCCGCGAGCCATGCCGGCGCCGCCGCCCGTTGCCGGGGCGCTTGGCTTCAGGCCGACCAACTGCAGCGCCTTGTCGATATACTTCACCAGCCAATCGTATGCGCCTTGGATCGCGCCGGTCACCGCATTCCATGCCGCAACGCCATTGCTGGAGATGGCGTCCCAGGTAATGCGGCCAAGCGCAGCGCCATACTCATCGACTTTACCCGTGGCCTGAAGTACCACATTGGAGATTGATTCCCATACCGACGTAGCTTGCTGTCCTGCTTGTGCGGCTGATTGCCCTACCTCTGCCTGCTTCTGCGTTATCGCTCCGAGTTTTTCATCCCAGACCATGAACCCTTGCGAAGCCTGCTGTCCTGCTTGTGCGGCTGATTGCCCTACCTCTGCCTGCTTCTGCGTTATCGCTCCGAGTTTTTCATCCCAGACCATGAACCCTTGCGAAGCCTGCTGTCCTGCTTGCGCGCCCTGCTGCCCGGCCTGCGCCGCTGCCTGCCCGGTTTGCTGAAGTGCCTGATTGGTTGCACCGATTGCCTCGGGCATCCCGGTGAAAGGATTGCGCACTAATTGAAATTGCTGTGCGGCCTGTGCTGCCGCCTGACCAGTTTGCTGCGTTCCCTGCCGCAGCTCCTCACCAGCCTTCGTTAATTCCTTGTATGCCGTGACAACCTGCTGCGCTGCCGCTTTCTGACTTTCCAGAGAACTCGCATCAAGCACTCGAATAGCCGCAACCAGCAAATTCCATTGAGCAATAAGGTAACCGATTTCCAGTCTTAGAATCTTTAGTTCCCGTGTCAGAAACTCCAAGACTGGCGTTGTGATCGGCGTGATGACTGACTTGAATTCGGTCCACGCAGCACTGAGTTGATTCAGTGCTTGTTGATACTTCGCCGCTTCTACTATTTGTTGTTGCGTTGCCGGGGTAACCGCACCAAGAGCGGCCGCGAAGTTCTGTGCAGAAATAGTCCCTGTTTGCAGGCCCGCAATCACCTGGGCGCCAAGCGCATCGCCCAACGTCTTCATTGCCAGGTTGGTTCGTTCAGCGCTATCCGGCATGCGCTCCAGCTGGGCAATGAAGTTCTGCAATCCCGTGATGACATCGGTCGAGAAAAAGCCCTGGGAAAGCGTTTCCTTCAACTGCTGCAAGCCGGGAAGGATTGCGTCTTGTGATATACCCGTTTGCGCAAGGGCTTTCTGCAATCTGTCAAAATTCTGGGCGGTCAAATCCAGCTTTGCCGATGATGCGGTGAGTTTGTTGAGCGCATCCGCCGTACTGTCTCCGAACTTTATGAGGGCGCCTGCCACAACACCGGCCGCGATCCCGATCGGACCCAGTGCGCGGGCAAAAACACCCAATGGCCCGAGCGACCGTGTCATTTTGGCTCCCAGTTTGGTGAAGGCAGAGCCAATTGCGTCCGTTGCTGTTTCGGTTCGTGCCATCACCAGCGACAGGCCATCGAAGGCTGTGCCGACGACGGTCGCTGTTTGGGAGAGCGGATCGAGAAGGCCCTTTGCTTCCCCTGCGCTCCCGGCCACGCCATCGAGGGAGGCCTTGGCTTCATCGGCACCCTCAACCCCGACTTTCACCGTGGCATCGACATGGCCCAGTTCCTCTGCCGCAGCCTTAACTTCGTCGATGCTGGTCTTGGTCTCATCGGCGCCTTCAGCCTTGACCTCCACCTTGGCATCGGTCTGGCCCAACTCTTCTGCCGCGCCCTTGATACCGTCAATGCTGTCCTTGGCTTCGTCGGCGCCCTCGGCGTTGACTTTCACCGTTGCATCAATTTTGCCCAGCTCGTCCGCCGACTTCTTGAGATCATCGACGCCGCCGACAATCTCCTCAAGGCTCTTGCGGACATCGTCGCCGCCTTCAAGCCCAATGCCGATCGAGATTTTTTCAGCCATGGCGTGTTACGTGTCCTTGAAATGCTTGCTGAACAGCTCGGCGAACTTTGCCGCGTGTTCCTTGACGATCTCGGTAATGCGGAATTTCTTCGGGATGCGAACCGATGGCACGCCGATGTAGAGCGGCTTGCGATCGCGGTCCTTATCGTTGGCATCGAACAGCATCGGCTGACCGCGCACGGTTGCCGAGGTAAGTTTCTTGCCCGATCGGCTGGCGCGCGGGCCGCCTTCCTGGGTCGGTATCCACAACAGCGGCTTGCCCTGGATCGTCGCGCCATGCTCAAACACACCGGCGATGCCGAACTTGTGAAAGATGACGGCCGTGGCTTCCAGCGACGGCTCGCCGTCTTCCACCGCATCCTTTGTCCGATATTGCAATCCGCTTTGCCACTTCCCCCCGAACCTACCGGCGCCCGCGATATCGCTGCGCCCTTCCTGCACCGCATTGGCGGCCGTCTCGCGCAGGGCCGCCACCGCCGCCGTAGCCACCGGTCGCTGCTTGTCGCGGATCATCTTGACCATGGCCGGCACGTCGGCTTTAACTTCGAACTTCATCCCGCCAATTCCTTGCGCATCTTCTCGATCCCCTTGCTGTCGCCCTGTGCGCCGATAGCAGCGATCATCAATGCATATCCCCGATCGATGCGATCAAGCGTGCCGCCAAATTCGAGATAGGCCGTGATCTGTCGCGGCGTCAGCGTCATTGTATAGTCGGGTGGGAAGCCTCGTCGGACGAGGGCTGTGATGGCGATGGCGATTTCCTCAAGCGTACTTTGACGACCTTTGGCTCTTCGCTGGCCCCGCCGATCAGGCTCGTCAGTTCCTGAACGAAGGAGCCGATCCCGTTTGGGAATGTCAGCCCGAAGATTGCCCGCAAGAACTTGAGCTGCTGCTCGGGCAAGAGCTTGGCGGCAAGCCGTTCGTATTCTTCGTCACCGAGATGCCCGCATCCGGCCGCGATGATAGGGCCGGCCGCCGCGCCACATCCCTGGATCAAGCGCAGAATGATGTCACCACCAACATCGCCGCTGGCGATCGATCTCAAGTTCGGGAACCGTGCAACAATAGATGCGATGGCATCGACGGAAATGCCATGCACCTTGATCCGATGCTCGCCAATCTTGACGATCTCAACGGATGTCGAGGGCGCAATATCCAGAAGGTCTGCCATGCTTTCTCCTTAAGCTGAAACGGTTTCGTCTCGGATCGTCCAGACACCGAAGAAGCCACCGGCATCCTTCTGCACCTCGGCCTCGATCTCGATCACCGTGAAGTCATCCTCGCTGGTGATGAAGCTGAAATCACCGGACGGGACGAACGAGACAGTGGCAAGGAAGTCGACCTGCTGACCGATGTCGTTGGTACCGACCACCTTGATCTGGCCACTGAACTCAGTCTTCGACAGGCCGCTTAGTGTGATGTTGCCATCGGTGTCGGTGCCTTGCTCGGCCAGCGCGAAGAACGAAAGATTATGGCCGGTGATCTCGTCGAGCGAGAACGTGATGGTGGCGCCGACCTGGGTGATGGCGGTGAAATCTTTTGTTTTCACGCCCTCTCTCGAACTAAAATGCTCGAGCTTTTCCACCGTCGGCGAATAGACAAACGACGGCGCATTGCCGAGATCAGTGAAGACCGAAGCGCCGGCCTCCTTGAACGACACGATGCCTTTACCGATGTGATAGTTGTTGACGTTGGGTGACGTGGGCATGGCAGTTACCTTTCCTTTCCTAGAGTTCTTCCGGCCGCATTGAGTACTTGAACAGGAATTGCGCCTTCAGCGCGCCGTGCAACGAGCGCATCCAGCCGACATCGGTCTGACATCCGAGGTAACGGATCGCGCCGTTGCCCCGTGTTCCGGTCTTGACGATCTGCTCGTTAAGTTCGGCATCGAACAGCACCCGCTTGATCAGCTCGCGGCGCATAATGCTGAGATTGGAACCGACCAGATCGGCCTGATCCGCGATGATGATCTCTGGCATGAACTGGACGACGGTCGGCCGATGGGCCGGCCGCATCGACAGGTCGGTGGCATCGTTGGTTTCCTCGTCGCCATCGAGCACGATCACCGCCGGCAATTCGGTCTCGTCGATATTGAGATTGTTGCGATAGGCCGAACGGATATTCGGAATGGTGGCAACCACCACCAGCAGCCGCGCCAGGATGTCCTCGCGAACATCGACCATCACCCGGCGGCCTTCATCAGCAGGAACCGGACCTCGCCGAGGTCTTCGCCGTTCGGGCTGCCCTGCACCGGCGCCTCGCGCACGATCCAGCTTCGGCCGTTGAACGTCAGTACGGCACCGATGCATTCGCCAACCGCAATCCCATTCGCGGCAAGCTCGGGGATGCGAGCATAGGCGCCGGGGCCGACGCTGCTTGTCTCTACCCCGCCGCTGGTCTGCGTCTTCGACCGGGTCTTGTCGATCACGGTCAACGCGATCTCACCCGCCGTCCCAGTGGACAGCGTCGCCGGCACGCCGAGCACGGAATAGACCGGATCGTAGAGGTCTGCGCTAAAGTCGATCATCGCTGCACCGCTTGAATGCGAACGTCCCGATGTCCTCGCGCCCGAGATCGGTCTCCATCGTGTTCTCTGTCACCAGCGCGAAGCCGCAAATCTTCATCGCGAACACCAGCCCGTCGCGGGTGAAGTACCAGCAGTGTTCATCCGGCTTGTAATGCTTTGAGCGCAACGCGTGTTCGGCATCACGGAAGATCGGCAGCGAGAGGAACACCCACTCGCGCACATTGGCGAGCAGCGACTGGAAGTCTGGGATGTGCTCGAGCACGTCCCACAGTGTCACTGCATCGAACGAGACCAGATGCGGATCAACCAACAACATGCGTTGCTCGAGCCAGGCGAGACCGGCCGGGTTGACATCGTAACCATAGGTCGAGCGTCCGCGTTGGTTTCGCAGTTCGACAAAGGCGCCCGAGCCGATGCCGACATCGATCAGCGTGCCGCGATAATGCCGCTCGACGAAATTGAACCGCGCCTGCATCAGCGCGCGGCCAAGTTCGGTCTGTGCATTGTGTTCGAAGCTGTCGAAGTAGTCCTGATCGTAGGGCGCGTGCCCAGCCTCGACCGGGTAATAGCCGATGCCGTGCTGCAGCCACCAGGTCAGGCAGCGGCGCGAGAACTGTCCCACCAGCGGCAGAACTGCCCGAGCGGGTCCGCGATCCGCTTGTCGCAGGTGTGCAACATGTTCGTGCATCGGCAGAACTTCTCCGGTTTGGCAAACCCGATGCGGCGCAGATCGAGCCGCGGGTCGGTGATCTTCTCGGGCGCGTTGTGGCCACCGTGGCCGCCCAGCACGACGAAGGTCTTGACCTTGAGTGCGAGCGCGGCCGGGACGATCCAGCCGACGCCGCCGACGACGATGTCCGCATCGCGCACCAGGGCGAGCAGTTCGCGCACTGTCAGCTCGCCGTGGACGAAGTAGCGGTGTGCCGGTGGCGGATCGCCAACGACCCATTCCTCGCTCGGCAAGAGGTCGGCGACCGCTACCACCGTATGGGTGACCATCAATTCAGCGGCGATGGCTGCAATATATTCCGGCCGCGGGTTGCGCGCCTCGTTACGCCATTCGCTGCGCACCGTCACCGGGCGGATGACCGCGATCGGGCGATCGGGCTTGACCGGCGATGGTCCCATATCCGGCAGATCGAACAGCGCCGGATCGAACCTGACGTTGAGCTTTGACCAGCGCTGCTCGAGCGCACTGATGATCGACTGCGATATCAGATCGCGATAGGCAACCTTGATCTCGCGCATCGGTATCGCCGCCGGCCGCACCCATCGCTCGGGCGGTTGCCGCGCGATGTTCTTGCTCTGCGTGCGCAGCTTGCGCGTTCCACACACGAACTTGATATCGAGGTCAGCATAGAGTTCCGGCCAGGGCGTCTCGAGGTGAAGGTCGTGGTCCCTTGCCGCCGCCCGCACGAACGGCCGCGCGAAGATGTTGTCGCCGAGCCCCCACATCCCGCGAACGAGGATGGGGCTACGCCGCGCGACTACGCGCACTCAGTACTTCCTGCAGATTGATGACCGGCCACAGATCGGCATAGGCGCTGCCGGGGCTGGCGTTCCATAACGTGATGCCCATGGCCCGCAGCGGCTCGACCATGGTGGCGAGATCGGCACGGTGGCGATCGTAGCATTCCTTCTTCGGCGCCCAGCGATGCGGCTTGTGGTGCCAGGTCCGGCCGTCCGGTGCCGCCTTGCCGTCGATGCCGAGCCAGACGATGGTGCCGCCCGGCCCGATGAGATGCGCCGCCAGGTTGGTGGCCGCCGTCAGCGAGGTCCACTTCTGCATCAGGCTGTCACGCTCGCGCGCGAGCCCCGGCGGATTGGTCTTGCGGCAGACCAGCACATTCTTGGCTTCCGACACCATGCGCGAGGTGGTGACGACCCGGCCCGGAAAGTTGGCAACCGCCGCCCGGTTCTCCGGTTCGTTCCACCAGCGCCAGTCGCCGAAATAGAGAAAGTCGGCCCATGGCACCGCATAGACGCTCGAGTTGATGACGATGACCCGCCGCGCGCGCAGGGCCTCGAGATCGACGCCAAGCACCGACGGCCCGCCGCCGACGATGAAGACGGTCTCACCTTCCCATTCGCGCAGCACCGGCCAGAACGTGCTCATGCCAGCAGCGTTCCTGCGGCGCCGATGATGCGGATTGAAGGTATTCCCAGCAGCAGCGCGACGATGAGGTAAAGCGCGATCAAGGCCACGATGACCATGTAAATCTTCTGCACCGTCGCGGGGATCGGGAAGCCGAGCAGGCCGAGCAGCCACATCGCGACATAGCCAATCAGGACCAGGATCGCGACGACAATGCAGATATTGATCAGCCCCAGAAGAACCCCGGCCAGTGACATGACAATGCCTCCCTAGGCGACGTGCAGGCGCCGATACGGCTTGATGAGGTCGACCACGGTCGCCGACAGATATCCTGACGAGGCTGTCGAGAGCGACGGCGTGAAATAGCTGACCCTGGTATCCCCATGCTGCACTTCACGTAGACCGGGATCGCGCGAGCCGGTGGTGCGGCCGTCGTTGACGGCCTGGATGATCGCCTGCTGCAACCGCGCCGGCGCTTCGTCCGGCAGGTCGTAGCCGCCCCGGTAGAGCACGGCGACGACAGTGTCGGCCCAGCAACCGCCGGTCCACAGCCGTCCGCTCGCCGGATCGAATTCGATGTCGGCCGCCGTTGCGCCCGCAGTCGAGACCTCGATGATCTCGACGATGGGATAAAGCGACAGCGTCAGCGCCTGCCGCTCGAGCATGTTCTCGTTGCGGTCGAAGGTGAACGTCTCCAATGCCTCGGCCAGCCCCAAGCGGCGATTGCAATACTCTGCAATGAGCCGTGACTGCATGGTGATGGCGGCTTGCAGCGCAGCATCTTCCGTCGCACCCTCGATCCCGAGCGCGAGCTTGAGATCGTCGAGGCTGATCAGGTCAGGCCCGGCGCTGTCGGTCGACTCGTCGATGATCTCGAGGACGGAATGCATTACTTGAACCTGACCGGCTTGAGCGCGCGTTCTTCCTCTGGCCGGTAGTCACGACCGTCGTTTCCGCGCTTGACGGCGAGGCGCCAGTCGTCGGACGCGCCCGGCTTGGCGGTCGTG